GTGTAAGTACCTTGTTTATATAAGGGTACGTTAATTTCAGGGCTGTTAGTAATTGTACGGCGTGCATATGGTAGTGTTGATTGTTCCCAAGTCCACAACCAGGCAGTATCCTGTCCAGCGGCCGGAGCTGCTACTTGAATTTCCAATACTTCAGGAGCAATGTCCAGGTTTACTTGGCTAAGTTTAGCCATTGTGATTTCGCTATCTGGAATATCATTTACGGTAACTGCACCAGCGGCAAGTTTTGCACTTGTTACTGAATCATCAGCAATACCTTTTGTGGTAATTTTACTAATAGCCATGTGTAATCGATCCTATCGTTATTACACTTATTTATCGATTATTCTGGTTTGGTTGGCCAAATTACATCAGTCAATGATGTATAGGTTTCTGTAATATCTCTTAGTGCTTGACGGTATGGTTGCCATGCGAGTCGTGTAGATTCAGGAACGTCAGGAAACTGTGTCCAATCTGATTTACGTAGTTTTGTAGTACGTGCTAGTCTTAAATCACGCATCTGTTCCTCTGCACTTGGGGGTGTTGGAGGTGTTGGGATGCCGTCAACTACAGTCCATCCAGCCTCACATTCTTCAGGAACATCAATCCACGTCATGCTAGCATGTACTGGAAACTCGCTAGCTGAAACATCAACTATTTCATTGTTAAGTACTAAACCCTTCATATTCCATATTCCTCAATTACCACTACACCTTGCATACCTGGTGTACCATCGTTGTTTTGATTTGCATGCGCACCGCTTCCGCCGCATCCCCATCCACGAGCTGTTTGTCTTGCACCCCAATAGCTGCCGCCTGTGCCAGCACCATTCCAATAACTATCGCCACCGTTGCCACCAGTTTCTTCATTACCACCGCCGTCAATACTGCCAGTATGACCATCACTGCCATATAGGTTTAAATCTCCACCGCTGCCTACACCACCACGACCGCCAATTGCCCAAGTTGGAACACCTGTGCCGCCAGTTGCACTACACTCACTACCAAAACTACTACTCCCGCCAGTACCTCCACCACCACTGGTATTTCCTGTACTTTGTGTGCCACCACCGCCAATAGTACAATAGTACTGTGCACCTGGTACTACATTGATCCATTTAACGGCAGTACCACCTGCACCGCCGCCACCCTGAGCATCGTCACTATTATGGCTTCCACCGCCACCTCCACCGCCGGTTACTACCACTTTAACTTGTGAAATACCAGCTGGTACAGTGTATGTTTGGCTACTAGTAATAGTAACAATATTTTTTACTTTTAGACCCGTAAACTGCACACCGTTTGTGCTAATTATTCCCTGTCCTGAAATAGTAGTAGGCATGTCTTACTCCGGTTTCTCTGGCCAAACGACATCATCTAATGATGTGTATGTGTTGGTAATATCTCTTAGTGCTTGTCGATAAGCTGTCCAAACATCAGACACTGAATCAGGTATATCTTTGTTTTGTGTCCAGTCTGTTTCAGCAAGTTTAGTATTACGCACTGCTCTTAATCTTTTTAGCGGCTCTGCATTTAACATTTCAGTACGTTTGGCTTCTAATTCTGCCCAAGTAATACCAAACTGTGCAGGATCACTAACTTCTTGCCCGTTTACATCTATACGTCTAAAGTGTTCTAAGAATTCAGCTTCGTTTGTGGGTTCGTCTCGCAGTACCCAGTCTTTAATTCCCAATGCTTCTAATGCCATTCCATAAGGTATCATGTTGCTATTTCCTGTATAATAAGTGAACTTCTTGGTTGACCACGACTTGCATCATCATAACTGTATGCCCTATTCATATATGCAGTACCACCCTGTGACCGTCCTTCAATAAGTGCAGTAAACGGACTTGTACTATTATGTGTGTACATATATTCTCCATGATACTCGTCAATCTGCGCATTTGCACTATGACTACTTCCATAGCCTTCCATATATATGGACCCAGTGAAACTTGGATAACTTGCACCGCTACGGCCAGTGAGTGATCTATCACCATCTATATTTAATTGAAAATAAAGACTGTTGTTAGGAGTATGACTCGCATACATATTAGCACGAATCAAAAAATGATTTCCAGCCTTAGTAGGAGTAATAACTCCTTGTAAAATACCTACTGGACCACCAGTAAAACTAGTACTACCAGTATAATAAAATGCATAGGTATTAATAACATTGCCAGCAAATAAATTATCACCGCCTGATGTTAATATTTCATCAACTTTTAATCTACTTACCATATTATGCTCCAATTTCCATTAGCAGTATACTTGTATCATATCCGTTATCAGTGCTGCCACTGTGACTACGTCCTAGATAAAACGTGCCGTCGCTGCCACCCCATAATGCATAATAAATTTGTGTTCCAGCCGGTTGTGCTGGACTGTGCTTTTTAATAAAGTTTATACTACTTATATTATATCCACCGGCCCAAGTTCCGCCGCCGGGCTCACTAGTATCTTGGCTCCAAAAACTTCCTAGTCCTGGCACAGTTTGTCTTGAATAACTGCTTCCGTGTAAACTATTATAATCACTAGGTGTGCCACTCAAGCTACCAGCACGCCAACCCATAGCCAAACACATATCAGTATCCTGATTATAACTGCTGCGTCCTACATTTAATATAACAAGAATGTCACTGTTATCAAATTTAGTTGTAATGCTTGTTTCAAAAGGTTTGTTTTGCGAACTGTTGATAGTCACTGCGGCTGTTGAATGAAATTCATGTACTTGTACAATATGACCTGGAATGTTAACTGCATTAGCATTAACTCCGCTTGTTGGTCCTACTAGTTGTTCTACTTTTAATATACCTGCCATTTTTTACCTCTTAAACAATCGACCAACTGCCATCACTGGGAATTTCTACTGTAACTCCGTCTGCAATCTCAATAGGACCAATCGTCATTGCGTTTGTTGCTGCTGGTATTGTATAGTTTGCATCTACAGTTATAGGATTTAGATAAAACGGTGTACTTGCTTTAACAGTACCAGCTGATGTTAAGTTTCCTGAACCGTCTTCTAAATCTGATAACTTTGCAATTTTTCTTGGGTTAGCCATTGTTGTTCCTTATCCTAATAAAAATCCACTAAATCTACAATAGTCGCCATAAATTCTAAAGGCATTTCCGTTACTGTTGTATATTAAAGGTGCCCATGTATCATTGGCATTCATATATACATGCCAACTCATGTTTACACCATCTGCGTAGTTTGCTGCCTGGTCATAACCAAATATACTGTAATCTCCTTGAACACTACCGTTATATTCACTATTAATGTGAACATACTCACTAGAAGTATTATCTTTAAGCAAATACATGCTAAATTTAAACTCATACATACCAGTTACTGGTGCTGTAAATCTGCCAGTGCTTGCATTAAATCCGCTATGTGCTTTAGCACCATACTGTTGTGTCCCCCAATTAATACCCAGTGTGCCAGCACCTTGTGCTTGATCTCCAATTCCATTTGTAAGTCTATACCAAGTAGCACTAGCTGCAAAATATAGCCACTGGCTTGTGTTACCATTATATTTAAACATAGCCGTGCCAGGCGTAGTAACATATCCTTCGGGTGTTATTTCAATACCTTTGGCTGTTTCAACTGTGTTATCAGGAATATCACCTAGTGTTGAACCTGGAAATATATGAAAGTTTCCATAATTATTATCAGCTGGACCTACACGCCAATGTCGGTTATTTACATTAGTCATTGTAGTTTTAAATAAAATGTGTGGTGCAGTGCTCCAACTATTTGTATTACTCTCTAATGTAATTTTTGCTTGACTACCAGCAATATGTAATATTGATTCTGGTAATGTTTTACTGAGACCAACATTACCATTTTCAGAAACTGTTACACGTTCAGTATTGTTGGTAAAGATACTCAAATCATTGATATCACGTGAATTTGTAAGTCTAGGACTATATCCTGAACTTGCATACAGGTAGATATTACCGCCTTCGCCTGCTGTTAGGTTTGTGTTTGAACTGATATTATTAGCTGTAAATACATCGTCTACAATTACTGGACCAGTGAAAGTACCACCAGTACTTGCTGGAACAACATCAGCAACACTATAACTTGAGAATGTTGTAATCTCAACATTGTCATTTAAATCTGCACCTGCTGTTAATACAATAGCAGTGCCACTGGTATCATCATATTCAGTTGTTCTAATTAATTTAACACCATTCAAATATACATCAACATTTCCAGTTGTGTATGTTGCACTGAACGATGTTTGTCCTGCAGTTGCAACATAAGCGTATCGTGTTACGCCGCTTGGAATATTAGTAAGTCCACTACCATCACCTGTTATTACACCAGTAAATGTTGGATTATTGATTGGTGCTTTAGTTGCTAGGTTATTTGTAACGGTTGTTGCGAAGTTTGGATCATCACCCAGTGCCGCTGCTAGTTCATTTAGGGTGTCTAAAGTCGCTGGCGCACTATCAGTAATTGATGCAACAATGTTTGTTGCTGTATCATACCCATTTGCAGTTAAATAATTTCCTACGTCAGTGTCAGTATAGCCTGGTTGTCCATCAATTGTAAGTGTACCGGCCGCATCGTCATATGTTGCTGTAATATTGTTACCACCTACTAATAATGCCGCCACACGGTCGTCAACTCTTTCGTTTGTATAGAATAAATTAGTTGATCCCTCAGTTAAGTCATCACTATTTGTAGTACCAGCTTGTTGCCAATCCGATCCATCCCAGATGTACAAAATGTTTGTATCTGTAGCAAATGCCTGGTCTCCAGCATTGTTGCCTGTTAGTGGTAAGTAAGTACTGTCGTCATACACATTAACTTTTGCAATAACTGCTGACCCATCTTCAACAACCAGTTCTGCTGTACCTGCCACTTCTCGGATCTTATTTTCAAATGACGGAGTATTTTCCACATATGTCGCCAAGTCCTGTGGCACAAACTTGTTAACGCTTGCATCATAAACAATACACATCTGATTCACAAGACTTGGAATTGGTCTTAGTTCGATAGGAGTTTTATGTCCTTCCTGTGTGTGTTGTGCATAAATTACGTAGTTGCCGTTGATATTTGTCTCAACTGCCAGGTCCTTGACTGTAATTGCTCCACGCATTACTGAGTGGTTACCGCACTGATAGTATAACGTGTCAGGCGCATTGCTGGGTACTGTAAATGTAATAGTACCGCTGTCTGTTCTTGAGCCAGTAACGCCAGTTGTATATTCGCCAAAATAACCACCACTAGTAAAATTGGTTCCATTATCTGTTGTAAAGTAGAACGGATGACCAGTTGCTGTAATATTAATAGTATATGTACCGCCACGATAAAACGGACCAATATTAGGGTTATCTCCAGCTGCGCTTCCACTAAAAGTATAAGCACCACTACCATTATTCACCACCGTATAACTAACACTTGGGGCTGTTAATGTAGGCAGTGTAATAGTTGCTGGTACATTTACAGTTAAACGTTGTACGTCTGTTGCTGACCCTCCATTAATATCTGGATGACTATCGCTAATCGGTCCAGCACTGGTTGCCCATGACACAAGGTTATCACTGCCCGCTCCGTCAATCCACTTCAAATAAAGTGTATGTGTTTGTGTCATCTGGTCAAATGTGTCATATGCAGCAAAGTTATTGATTACATACTGACCTTGTTTGTAAAGTGGTACACTTATTTCAGGACTATTAGTAATGGTACGTCTGGCGTATGGAAGTGTACTTTGTTCCCAGGTCCATAGCCAAGCAGTATCTTGACCTGCGGCAGGCGCCGCTACTTGGATTTCCAATACTTCAGGTGCAATACTTAAATCAACTTTTGGCACATTGGCACTATCAACAGCACCAGCAGTAATTGTGCCATTAATGATTAAATCTCTTGTTCCATCACCGTCAAAATCCAGTGTTTGGCTCTGAAAGTCTACTAAATTTCTTACTCTACTCATACCGGCATATACCTTATATCTATACTTTGGTTAAGTAACGGTGGGCTTGCAAATGTTAATGTTGTACCTGCAACCGTGTAGTCACTTGGTGGTAGTATACTACCATCTAAAATTACCAGTATGCTATTTACTGTGTGTCCACTGGCAATAGTAAAATCTGTTGTTGTATCATCACCAGTATACTGGTTACTGGTGTATGTTAGGTTTAGTTTTGCATTTGTTACACTGTTGTCTTGTAGTTTAGCAGTTGTAATAGCACTGTCTGCCACTGTGGCAACTGGATGTGGTAAACCAACAAAGCGTACAAAAATATCACTCAGGTTGTCTGGAGTACCAGTAAATGATAGTGTTGTACCACTTACTGTGTAGTTAACACCAGGAGTTTGTAATACGTTGTCAACTAGTACTAACAGTGCGTTTTGACTGCCGGGATCTGTACTCAGTGTAAAGTTTGATGTTAACCCGTCACCAGTGAAACTCTGTGTCACATATTCACTGGGTGCAATTTTATCTGCCGTAATTGTGCCGTCTTGTAGTTTGACACCTGTAATTGAGTCATCTGCAACTGTACCTACGGCTAGTGCAATACCATAATAACGTACATAAACTTCTTCACCATTTGCAATATTGCTGGTAAATGTCAGTGTTGTGCCAACTACTGTATAGTTAGTTACTGGTTTTTGCCAAACACCTGCAACATAAACTGTGATTGCATAAGGACTACCAGGATCAACACTGAGCGTATAACTGGCAGTGTTACCATCACCAGTAAAAATGTCAGCTTGATAATAATTGCTAGGTGCAATTTTGTTTAATCCAATTGTGCCGTCTTGTATTTTAGCACCAGTAATTGAGTCATCTGCAACAGTACCAATTGGTTGTACAACACCATAGCCACGAACTTCTACTAATTGTCCGTTTGTAGGTGTACCTCCCAGTGTTAGTGTTGTGCCAACAACTGTGTAGTTGCTTGCACGTTGAGGAACACCATCTACAAATATTTGTAATGCGTTTTTACTGCCTGGATCACTTGTTAATGTGTATGTGTTGTTGATCCCATCAGCAGTAAATTCTTGACTAAACACATTGACTGTGTAATTAAGCATTGCATTTGTGATAATGTCATTTGGAATTTGTCCTGCACTAATCTGTCCAGTTAAATCTGTAAAGTCAGCGGCGGCATCACCAGGAATAA